GTCACCGACAAGGGCTACCCGACTTTTGTTAACAATCAGATCAGTCAGGGCACACTGACGATCAAGCTTGATGGAGCGACAGGGCCTACCTACACATGAGCAAGCTGCAAGTTGAGCTATTGCCACACGTAGCGAGTTATTCGCTAACCGGCGAAGCAATCGAGTTTCCGCAGTGGGCGTTGGTCGTCAACGGATCCCATTGCGGATGGGTGCCGAAGGAGGGCAAGCACGTGTCTTTTTTTGAGCACTTCCATGAGATCGACCGTGCCGCCATTTGTGCGGAAGTGGCGCGGATCCGCGGCGAACGAGAAAGCCGCATCGAGTCAGTACCGCCGAGCATTTTGTACCCGGAGCAAGAAAAGGAAGAGAACGATGAGCCTGACGAAGAATGAACTGTTGGGATTTTGTAACCGACGCTTTGACGTTGTCGACTTGGGCGACGGTGCAAAGGTGCGGATTCAAAGCCTGACGCAAGAAGAAATCGCCCGTCACAACTTGATGATGCTTGACAAGAAGGGCCAAGTGTCACAGGCCGGGCTGATGGCGGCCGAACGTCTTTACGTCGCAATGGCACTTGTCGACGACCAAGGCAATCGGCTGTTGACCGATGACGAGGCCGGAGAGCTTGCAAAGCTCGATGGCGGAGTCTTTCAGAAGATCGCACAGGCGGCAAGGCGGCTAACCGACAGGGACTCCGTGACCGTACAAGAAATGCTGGGAAACTAATGATGAGCGCTACGCTAAGGCTCGCCGGTCGAGTCTGCTTAGCGCTCGGAATCGACGACCCAGAGGCGTGGTTGGCGAACGTGTCACAGCGAACGCTAGCGTTTTGGGAGGCTTTTTACATGCTGGAACCGTGGGGCAGGGAGTGCGAACGCGACGCGGTTCAGTCTGCACAGTTGTCTGCACTTGGGGCAACGATCGCGGCCAGCAATGGGATCAAGCCTAAGCCGCCGCTACGGGTCGCGGATTTCATGCCGGCCAATTGGCATCAACCGCCGGCACCGACAAACACGAACAGCATTAAAGCCGCCGAGCAAGCCTTCGCGGCTAAGTGGGGCATGAAATGACAACAAGCATAACAGCCCTAAACATCCGCATCGCAACCGACGCTTCCGAAGTCTACGAAGCCGGAAAGCGAATGTCGTCAACGATGCGAACCGTGAATCAAGTAATGGAGGCATCGAAAACGCCGATCGAGCGATATCAGCAATCGTTGACGCGACTTGACGCGGCGTATTCTCATAACAAGATCACCACCGAGCAATACATCCGCGGCGTTCAACAGATTGGCAAATCCTATGACGATTTAATTCGCAAGCAGGACGAAGCGGCCAAAAAAGATCGGGCCACCACTGGCGGGATGCTTGCCAATATCAAGCGACTGGCCGCTGCTTACATCGGGCTACAGACTGGCCGTTCGATCGTGAAGATTGCGGCCGATGCTGAGGCGGCGGCAGCGTCGTTTGAAGTGCTTACCGGATCCGCAGCGGAAACGCAAAAATTGTTGGTTGAGATGCGGCAATTTAATCAAGCGAGCCCGCTGTCACTTACTGCAATTCAGGATGCTGGCAAAACGCTACTGACGTTTGGTGTCAGCTCCCAAGAAACGATGCAAAGGCTCAAGCAATTAGGAGCCATGACAGGCGGCAATGCTGAAAAGATGAAGCTATTGACGCTCGCCTACGCCCAAACTTCAGCGGCTGGGCGATTGCTTGGGCAAGACCTGAATCAAATGAGCCAACACGGATTTAATCCCGTTAGGATAATGTCGGAAAAGACAGGCATTGCCTACCAGGAACTCAAAAAACAAATGGAGGACGGGGCGTTTACTATTGACATGGTAAACGAAGCTCTGGAGTTTGCGACAACAGGAACCGGCCGCTTTGCTGGGATGACACAAAAGCTAAGCAAGACGTTTTCTGGCGGGTACGCGCAAATGTCCGGTGCGGCTCAGGACCTGGCAATCGCGATCGGCGAAAACATCCTGCCAACGTTCACGGCGTTTTTGAATGAAGTCACTAAAGGCATTCGATACGTCACCGATACCGTCAACAGTTTTACCGCCTTAGACCGTGCAGTGATCGCCGGCGGTTTAGCTTTTGTTGCGGCGTATTCTGGCGTAATCCTGATCACCAAAGGGCTTGTTGCTCTAAAGGCCGCGATTATTGCAGCAGCAGCGGCTCAAACGTTTTTGGTGGCACTTACAGGTCCGGCGGGCTGGGCGATCATCGCCGGTGCGGTAGCGGCGACAGCGGCGGCATACGTCACGCTCAAGAATGCGACCGAAGAGTCTGTGCCGGTTCAGGAAGCAAGTAAGGCCGCCGTGGTCGCACAGACCGGGGCATTTAAAGGCCTGTCTGATAGCGTCAACGCAGCCATTGCAGCGGCCAAAGAACGCGACGCGGCGGCATTGGTAGCGGCCAAGATGGAAGACGCGGCGATCAAGCGGAATGCAACGCTAAATGCTTCGTACATGGACGAGGTTCACGCCCTGATGATGCAGCGGGCTCAAATGACAATGAGTGCAGAAGCTTATGCAAGGCTTCAGGATGCTGCCAAGGGCTACAACAAAGAGCAACAAGACCACTTAGCCAAGTTGCGGGCGGAGATCGCGGCACTAGAAGAAAAAAAGAAAAAAGAAGAGGAAGCAAAAAAGCGACAGGAAGAGCTTGCCAAGATGATGGCGGACGCGGCAAAGAAAGCCGTCGAGTTTGCACGTGAGCAAATCAAGCAGGCAAGGGAGCGGGCCAAGCAGCAAGAGGAAGAACTAACGCGGACACAGCAGCAAGCACTAGAGGCGGCCAAACGTCACTTTGAAGAGCAGCGTCGAAAGCAGATGGAAATGCGATCCGCCGTCGCTAAAGGCCCCAGCGGTTTCGAGGTTGGCAGTAGCGAGGCGATGCGGTTTCTTGCCGAGCAATCGAACGCACTTATCGCAGGCATCGCGGCACCTGTTGACATTCCTCCGGGAGATAAAGAAATCATCGCAGAGGCACAAAAGCAAATTGAGATCATGCGAGTGCAGGCGGAGACACAAGCCAAACTGCTTGCCGAAATGAAGGCCAACACAAAAGCCATCGAAGAAAACAAGGTCCAGAAGCTTCCGGGTAGAGGATAATGGCACACACGCTACAAGGGAAAACGATTAGCGGTAGCGTTGAGCTAGCCATTAAAAACGGCGGGCCGGTTTGGCGACAATCGCAAAGCTACCGAGTCGAAGCAGATAGCGACGATCCGCCGTACAGCGGAATTTTGCTAACGTCAGGGCTGCCAATCCCGATGACAACGTTCACCGATGACGGGCTGATGATTTGCCAGTCACTCGGAGCAGATCGCATACCGAAGCATCGGCGATTGTGGGATGTGACAGCGGAGTTTAGCAGCGAAGTTGAGCAGTCACAGAACACACAATTCCCCGAAGAGTGGGTGCCGGTTTACGAGCTTAAAAAGGAGCGTGTTCAGGAACCAAGCTTTACAGATGCGTCTGGAGTTGCGATCGTCAATTCTGCGGGGCAGACGTTTCCGCAAGGCATCATTCTGACGCGATACCTTCCGGTGTGGGAATTTTTCCAGTTTGAACCGGCATCGCTATCTGACGAGCAGATGCTGACGCGGGACGAAGTTGTCAATTCAACGGTATTCAAGGGCCGGGCAGCAAAGACGCTTCTCTGTACGATTACTTCGTCGGTGATCGGATTTTATTACGGCAGACTCCGCAGGCTGACGCAGTATCGGATCATCTACAACGTTCGCAACTGGACAGACAAGCGACTTGATACAGGGACCGTTTACTTAGACGCTGGAACGCTAAAAGCTTACACGGACGCAGACGGCAACGTTATCGAAGGAGCACTAAACGGCAGTGGTGCAAAACAAACAGCCGGAACCGCTCCGGCAATTCGAGCATTCGACAAGTTTGCGACGATCGACTTCAACACGTTTTTAAGGTAATCATGGCCGATCTATCAAGGACCGCAGCAAACGTAAAGCCGATGAGTGCCGGCCCGGTTTCAATGGGCAAAAGTGGCGAAGCGTTGACGCAGGCCGATCCGGCATACTTCGACACGTCGGGCAAGCTTAAGAAATGCCAATCCGACGGCACGGCAGCCGAAGCCAATTGTCGGGCCATAATTTTGACGCCCACGACGGCAGCCGATCAGGACGTGGTCTACATGCTTGCGGGCGGTGACATCGACGTCGGGGCTACACTGACAGTCGGCGAAACATACATCGTTTCGCGCACCGCTGGAGCAATCGCACCGATCGGGGATCTTTTATCGAGCGATTATTCGACGATCCTGGGCACAGCAACGGCGGCAAACAAGCTTGCGTTTAGGCCGATCGTCAGCGGGGTCGAGAAGCCATAATGGCAAGAGACCAGCGGACATACGGATTCAGCTTGACCGACGCTGAGAGCTTGGCTGAGCTTATCGGCGGCCGGGCTATGATCGTTGAAGGGCGGCGAACAATCGGCGGCGGCGGCGGTGGCGGCGGTGGCGAACACGGAGTCATCATCAAGACGCCAGCCGGAGGCATCGCGGCACGATCAGGCACGACCGTATCATCCGCATCGTGCGATGTGTTTTCAATTGTTGGCACGACACTAACCGACACCGGAAACAACATCGACGTTTTTAACATCTCGATCAGTTCAGTCGGCGGCAGTAAATACGGTCTAGCCAAAAAGGAATACGCGACCGGCAAGTGGGTTATTGATTTCGAGGATTGCTCGTAATGCCGATCAATGCGAAGAACAAGCCTGGCTGCCCGTGTTGTCAATGCGAATGCGACAACGGCACGCTCTATCCAAAGTTCACGCGAATCAAAGTTGTGATAAGCGGACTCCAGGCTACTTACAATTGGCTGATTGAAGTTGACGTCGGAATACCTGGAGTCATCGGCAGAGTAAGAGGGTCCGTAACCGGTGCGGACGATCTAAACGGAAGCTATTTTTTCGACATTGATCACACCGAAGAGAATTGCATCTACGACGATCCCGAAAACCCGACACAATCGCCAGTCAATCAGGAATTTGAAATCTACAACGATTGGGAGACCGAAGAAACTTACCTTACCGATTGCAGCAACCCCAACGCAAGCAACACAACTGGCAGCGAAATAATGACGGTGCTAATCGGTGTAGGCAAGCTCCAGGCAAGTTATTTTTTGGCGAGCATAGCTTCGTCCAATGGTTTCGGCGGCTTGATGGCCGGATGCCAAGCGGTCGCGTGTGAAAACGATTTCGACCCAACGCAGAATGGTTCATTCAGCCCTATACCGACAAACAATTTGCCTAACGGACCGGCAACATCTTCGCAGTATTGCAGCAACGGAAAAATCTGGCTGGCACCCGTAAAGATTGCGGGTGTCGAAAGTGGCGATCCGTTC